TGGATGTAAGTAAGATCGACGCCTCTATTGCTGAACTTAAAGCCCAGCGCGATCAACTGCGCGGACAGATCGACGAGCAGACGCAGGCAGCAGTCACCGCGGCGAAAGAAAACGCCGCCATAAGACAGACCAAAATTATCCATGATCAGCAGCTATCGCTATTCAATTCCCTGAAGCAGCAGGCCGGCGGGGTATTTGACGCGCTCCTTACCAAGTCTCAGAATGTGTTCTCGGCAATAGGTAACGCCTTTAAGACGGCTATCCTTACGGCAATAAAGGAAGTTGTAACTTCTTACGTCGCCCGAATGCTCATGCAGCTATTCGGCGGGATGCGGCTTCCTGGCCTGGGCGGCGCTACTGCAGGAGTTGGAGGTATGACCGCTATGGGCGGTGCGGCTTCAATGATTCCTGGAATCGGAGGCGGAGGAGGAATCGGGTCTCTCGTGGGCGGCGCCGGACTCGGAGCAGCCGGCTTATCAAGCTTGGCGCTGCCAATAATTGGCGGCCTGTTTACGGCTGGCAACCTGATTCCAAACAAGGCAGCCAAGGGCGGCCTATATGCAGCTACCGGGCTTGCCGGAGTCTCAGCTCTCGGGGCCGCTGGCGTCGGAATGTTCCCGGCGATCGCCGCCTCGCTTTCAATTCCAATCATCGGCGCTGTTATCGGCGCTGGCATCGGGATCGGCTATTTAATCGGCCATTTTCGCAAGAGCGCACAGGAGAAGGTGCGCGAAAAGGTCAAGGCGACCTATGGCGTTGATATAAGGGATAAAGGAATCAGACAGCAAATCGTTGAGATTGCAAAATCGTCCTATGGCGGCAATCTTGACACGGCTATCAGGAGCACCGAGGTTGCAGAGCTTGTGCGTCTTTATGCGATGACCACGGGCCAGGGCGCAAAGGGCCTGCCGGCACAAATGACAGCCTCGTCACTCGTGCAAAGCGGGGGAAGCCTATACCAGCAGGCCAGCTACTCAAATGGCTCGTCTGGAGGCTCCCTGGGCGGATCTTTGCCGGGAGCAGGGCTTGATATCATCGGAAGTGGAATCTCGTCAGGCGCCGGCCCTACCGTTATCAACATAAGCGTGCCAGGTGCCAAGGAATTCTTTGAGAAAGAGACCGTGCAGGTGGTTATGAATAATCCTCGCGCGGTGCAATCGTCATCGATGCAAGCAACCAGGTCCAATTTCAACCGGCGCGAAATGACGAGTTTGCAATTAGCGCCCGGAACATTGACTTCATAACAAAATGAGCCCAGGTAGCGTTAGCAATGCAGCTCCGGCAACGGTGCTTCCTTGGAGTTTGTGTACCGCTTTCAGCCATTCGCGGGAATACGCGGTGATTGAAAACGAATATAAAAACGGGGAGAGCCAGAGAAGTAAATTGGTATCCACAAGTCGAAAACGATGGACGACGGCGCGGAGGCTGACTCCTGCCATTCTTGAGGATTTCAGGGATTTTTACGATGCGCGCAAGGGTCCGCATGAGCCGTTTTACTTCTACGACCCCTGGGATACTTCGCCCAAATTCTCCTATGATCCGACTGGGGCCCAGACGACCGGACGCTATACGGTACGGTTCGATTGTCCATGGACTCAAACGGTTGGCATGGGGCGAGCAGACATACAAATTTCTCTTGTTGAATTAGCTTGAAATTGAATTGAGATGCCATGCCCGAATACATTGGCGACATTGAGATCCCCGAAATTGCCCCATCGAGTACTTTTCCTGTGGTCAGCGACTATGGCTACGGACATTCCCTCCAGCCTCCCATTGCCATTCATCAATTCGGCAGCGGCAATGCGAAGATAGAGCAGCGCTATCTACTCGGCACCGGAGCCAAGCGCTTCACAGTTCGCCGCTCGCAAATGCGCGAAGTCGATCGCATTGCCCTGCGCAATTTCTGGGAGAATAATTACGGTCCATATGGCGCCTTCACTTACAATGCGCCGAATGATGATGGAGTTGGCATTACTGCATATACCTGCCGGTTTGCAAACGAACCTCTATCCTGGGAATTCCTCTCCGATCAGATTTCATCGGCTGGTGTCACTTTAATCGAAATTCCATCGAGCCCTCCAACCTATACCCTTAACAGTACCGTTACCCGCTTCCCCTCCTCGACCCTCAAAACCGGCCTACTCTCGCAAGTTCAGCAAATGATTCCCCTGGTCAAGATCCAGCCGCGCGAATCCGGTTATTCGGCCATTTACGTTTCGGATCGCCGTTGCACTGTAGGGTCTCAGCTGTATCTGGCGCGTCTGGTTGACTTTGATGGAATATCGCAGTCCCTCGGAAATGAATCAGACCAGGCTCAGTTTATCTTCGGGAATTCTGATCGCGTAATGCGGGACCTGGCCAACGACACAGATCTTTTTAGGGCATCCATTGAATTCAGTTTGTTTCACGTGGGAACCGGCACAAAGCTGGATCTGTGGAAAGGCGAAATCACAGATTGGCAGAATGATGCCGGCCCGGAGTTTCAGGTAACGGCAGCCGACGGAATATATGAACTGACACTGCCATATCCCACGCGCAGAATCTCGAGGACATGCTGGAAGTGCTATAACGATGGGCTGGGCTGTCCATATACCGCGCATGGCTCAATGGATTACACGCATTTCCCTTCGGCCTCTCCTACAAGCTGCGACAAGGGCTACGATACGGCTAACGGCTGCCTGGCGCATGGGATGAAGCATTATTTCGGTGGAGTCCTGGCCGAGCCGCAAGGTGTAACCGTCAAGGATAATTCGACGGGCACATGGGGATATGGGCGCTCTAAAATTACGAGCGTCAGCCTGATCAATGATTCCATTTATGGCCAGGTTGTTCCGGATATTTACACGAAGAGCCGGCTTCCGATTCCATGCAAGATTGCCGCCGGGCGGGAGGAAAGCGAGTTTTATGATGCCCTGGGCATTGTGGGAGAGGGGCCGATTACCTTTGGGGCTGGACATAAGCTCGATGGGCAATACCATCACGGGTATCCGGGAGCCCTGGGCCTCCGTGCCGTCGTGGGCAGCGATCCGGCCGGAACAAACGAGCCTTTCTCACTTGGCCAGGTCGGGAGCGTAGGCTCGGATTGGCGAAAGTATTATGGTGGCGGCTCGGTATGGAAAGACAACTATGCCGCCGGCCTCGCTTTCATTGAGCTGAGGCGATCGGACGCGGAGGGCCTTCAGCTCTCACAGGTAGCCGGCCATGACATGCAGGCCATCGTAGAACTTGGCCTGAAGGGATGGATGTGGACCGCCGCCGGCGTCCGTTCGGAGTGGTACCTGGACAATCCGGTCTGGATCGCCATCAACATGCTCCTGAAGGCGCGGGGATTGAGATATGCAGACGCAGCCACGGCAGAGCAGTATTTTGACGTCACGGCGGCGATCGCCGCAGCTGATATTTGCGACGAATTGGTCGACAAGCTCATAGGCGGGACAGGGACCGAGTGGCAATTTAAATTCCGTGGAGTGCTCCAGGAGGCAAAACCGCTCAGGGATTGGATTCAAGAAGTTCTGATGAACTGCCTCGGGTATTACACGTTTTCCTTTGGAAAACTGAAGATAGGAATCCGCGAAAATTCATCAGTGGTTGAGGCCTTCACGGAAGGCAATATTCTTTTGGGAAGCCTGCAGCTCGCGCCGATAAAGCCGACATTCAATCATCTAACGGCAAACTTTGCCGACTCGGAATTCGAGTACGCCACAAACTCAGTCGAAGTTTATGATATTGATTACGCAAAATTCGTTGGAGGCGCGACGGCGCCTTTATTCCTGAAGTCGCAAATCAATCTTTCCGGCACTTATACCAAAAGTCAGGCGGCCAGAATTATTAGCACCAGGCTGCGCGAGGAGCTGGGCGGGATAACGGCCGATCAGTGGAAGGCTGCTCGGCAGTTGTCATTCAAGACCACGGTTTTGGCCCTCAACACCGAGCCTGGTATGGTCTGCTCGATGACCCATGATGACATGCCGGCCGGGGACCTTAATGGCGTACCTGAACCAAACTATGGCGAATTCCGGGTTACGGGCTGGAGGCTCAACAAGGATTATTCCATCGATATCCAGGGCAGGACTACCGTCGATGATATGTATGACCTGGTTGCAGGTCCAAAGCCAGCCGATGTTATAGCCGACGATGTTCCTGTTGAGATTCCGGCATGGAACAAACGGGCGGTCGGCGGAAAGAGTATCGCAGGAGTAGGCAACGTCAGCGGAGATCCAACACTCACTGAGTTATTCATTCAGGATGATCTGAATCCTGATCTCTACCATCGCAAAATCAAGGCAGAATTCACTCCTCCACCGACGGCATACAACGATGCCTTTCCATGGCGGGCAATCTTATCAACTCCAGCAACGTCGACGACTGGTGGCTCCATACCGGGAGATCAGACGCTTTATGTCGAGGTATGCTCTCGGGCGGA